CGCGCGGTTGAGGGTGTTATCGTGTTTGCGGCGAATGTCGTTGAGCTCGTGAGAGCGCAGGATTTCTTCAATCAATGTTTCGGCGTTGATGTCGATCAGTTCGACCTTTTCCAATACCCGCGCTTCGTCGATTTCTTTTTGCTTCTCGATCAATTCGGCAATATCTTCATCGTCCGCAATGACCTTACTACTACCTTCCACCCAGGTCTCGCCACCCGCGCGACCGCGCACTAACGCAATGACGCGAAACAACCACGTATCGCCACTCGGGTCGCTGACGAGATAATGGGTGTTGGCAGTGCGCGCCAATTCAATCCACGGGCCGCTATCTTCACTCGCGCGTTCGATCACGTAGACGACGCCCGGTAAATCAATCGCGTCCCATTCGAGCAAAATCCCATCGGCCACGGACGTTGCGGTGAGTCCGCTCACCGTGGGAACAGGTGTCGCTTGATGCGGCACCGGGAACCAGCAGCCGTACACGGTCGGCGCGGGCGTGACATTTGGTAATTCGCCCGCGCTTGGGCCAATGTCGAGCAACAGGATGGAATCGCTCATCGTAATGATGCCTCGATCTGGCGATACAGGGTTTCATTGCCGCTGTCGCGAATCTCGCGCAACAAGGTCTCAATGGTTTTGAGCGTCTGGTTCGCCTCGTGATTGATCGGCTGCCCGCTGCCGGGATTGGTCGCAGGGATATCAATCGCAGGCGAATACAATTGCTCAAGCAGGGATTTGGCGATGTTGTTCGGGAGGTTATCCAGAATGCCCGCGATATCTCCCATCGTCGTGCCATCGTCCATGTCGAGATTGAGGCCATCGCCCAGGGTGTCCAATAACCCGTTGACGTGCGTATACAGACTGTTGTAATCGCGCCCGCTGGCGTACAGATTGCGACCGAGATCCAGTGCGGTTTGACTGAGCGAGCGCGCCTGTTGAAGATCGCCCGAGGCCACCGCTGCCGACAATTGCGACATGGCCTCGGACAATTTTTGCTTGTCTGTGAGCGGGCTGTATTGGCTCAAGCGCAAATCATCCTGAAGCCGATTGCGCTCGCTCTCGATCTGCCGTTGCACTTCGGCCATATTGATCGCGCGCAGTTGTTCAATCGCGGCCAGATCTTCGGAGCGGGCTGCGGATAACCCCAGGGAACGCGCCAGCGTATTGACGGTGCTGATTTGTGCGCGATATTGGCGCTCAATATCCAGTGCGGCGCGCTGGAATTGATTTAAGCCTGATGTGCGGATGGACGTGTGCACGCCGGTCATCGTGCTTGCATAATCGCGCAGCATGGACGTCACGCTGCTGACCTCGTCGGCGAGCGAGGTTGCATTTTGGGTCGCACGCTCCATCAACCATTCAGTGGCGCGGGTGACATTTTCGAGTTCGAGTGAGGTCAATGAGCGCCCGAGGTCAGCGGCGTGGCCTGCGGCAATCTCCATCGTCGCGCCGAGTGCATCCAGTATCTCGGCACTTTCAAATCCGCGATTTAATAACCGTCCAAATCCCAATGCTTTGACCGACTCTTGCGCAAGACGGTCGAGCATGGTGTCCGCTGCGGCCTGCAATTGTTCTTTGGCTTTTTCGGGGTCGGCGTCCAGTTCAATGCGCCCGATATCCACGCGCACGTTCGCCAGTCGCTGGCTGATGTCAGTGCCGATCTGCGCGGCGAGTGTCTGCGCATGCCCGGACACGGATTTCGCCACGCCATCAAACAGGGTTTTAATCTCGGGGTCGATGGCGCTGGTGTCGGTCCAGCGCTTGCTGCTACGGAACCAGCCGCCTTTTTGATAGACGTCGCTATAAAAATTCCCGTCAAAGCCATCAAACCCATAGCGTCCTTGAATGCCCTGCCCGGTGATACGCGGTGCACGGCGTCCGAACGCGCGGGACAATAACGAGGAGCCGGTCAGCAAACTTGCCATCTTCCCGCCAACGCCCAGATTGCGCAGTAATTTATCGGCGCTGAGAATCGGCGCAGCAACGGCACCGCCGAACGGCCCGGTGCCTTTTAAAATCGTCTTGAAAATATCCGTCGATTGTCCGCCGACATCCCAACCGCTGCGATACATGCTGGCATTGGCCATCATGCCTGCGGCAATCCACCCGGCAATCGGAATCGCGCTGGCCATGCCTGCGGCACTGCTCATTCCGGCAGCGGCAGGTGCAGCGCTGGAGGCCGCGCTGGCGCTGGATGCGGAGGCGGCCGCTGTACCACCGAATAACCCGCGCATACGATCAACCACGTTGCTGACGATGCCGCTGGATGCCTGTTGGGTGACCTGATTGCTGACACCCTGGGCGAGGGTCTGGGCGAGATTGCCGGTGGATTGTCCCGCCGCTGCAAATCCCTGACCGGACAACATGCCCAATAGCGTCTGCTGAATCGGGCGCACGAAATTCTGTTCAAGTGCGGTGCGAATCAAATCGGCAAACCCGCGCTTCCAGACATCTTTCAATGCGCGGAACATATCGCGTGAGGTGCGGATGCTGCGCGTGGCCACGTCGGTGAACACGTCGGCAATGCCCGCAACGCCGCGTGTGGCCACGTCCGCCCATTCCTGCACACGTTCGGTATTGCGTTCGATCTCGATACTCGCCGCGGCCAGGGCGCGGGCGTGTTGAATCAGGCGCGCTTGTTCATCCGGGGAATCACGCAGCGCGGCATTGCCCGCTTCAATGGCCTCGGTGATGGCCTCGCGCATCTCGTGCTCGGCGTGTAGCTGCCGGGTCAATCCCTCGCGCTGGTCGCGGGTCTTGGTTAATAACTGCAACTCACCGCTCATCGCATCGAGTAATGCACGCGGGGCGGATTGCTGGTTGCGCAGTTCGGCGATGCGTTTGGCTTCGGCGGCGCGGGCGGCATTGACCAGCGTTGTATGTGCAGCTTCGGTGATATTGAGTGCTTCCAGTTCGACATCGAGCGACTTGATGCGCTGGATGCGCTGCTCTTCGGCTTCGGCGATGGGGCCATTCAATTGCGCGGCGATCATCGCGGCTTCGTCGGCATACTTCGCCTGGCTTTGTGCTTGCTGCTCTCGGGTGCGTTTCAATTCCTCTTCGGCGCGCTTGGCTTCCTGCGCCGCCTGGGTCGCGCGGCGGGCGGACTCTGCGAGCCGGTCGTTCGCGGCTTCGGCGTTGAGAATGGCGTCAATCTGCGCTTGCCGCTGCGCCATTGCAGCCGGGTCGATATTGCCGGTCGGCAATAACCCCTCAAGTTCAAGACGGCGGCGCGCCAGCTTGCCTTGCGTCAATTCAATCCGGCGTAATTCGGCACTCTCGATCTGTTGCGAAAGGGTTTTATCTAGTTCACCCCAATCGACACGTTTTGCAGTCTCGGATAAATTGGCAAAACTCGCGGCCAACAGGTTGTTTTCATGCGTAGCGTGCCGGGTGGTTTTCAGGTAATCGATCAACAATGGTTTGGCTTCATCCATTGTCTGTCCGAGATTTGAATATTCGCGGATTTTGTCTTGCAGCGCACGGGTTTCTTTTTCAGTCGCATCGGTAATGCCCGCTGCACGCTGCACCAATTCGGCACCGAGCGCCATTGCCCGCTGTTCTTCATCGGCCAAATGTCGCCAAGTCTGGCGTGCCTTATTCAACTCTTCACGCTCATCTTCCAGTCCGCGCCGCATTCCCGCCGCCGTTTCTCCCCATTGTCTTTTCACCTGCTCATTGGCCGCCACCGACACCTTGTACTGTGTTTCCAGTCGCTCCAAGCTCTGGGCAGCCTCTTCCAGTGTTTTATTCGCGCTGATCAGTCCAGCAAAAGCGGTATTGGCCGTTTCCTCGTTGAAGTCCCGGAACGTGCCCATCGCGCCTTGAAATTGGGTTCTGACGGATTGGGCTAACCGTTCGGCTTCATCGGCGCTGTTTTTCGCCCACAATACAAATGCGGTCAACGCTGTCACCGCCAATCCGACCGGGCCGCCGAACATCGCCAGCGCGCCTTTCGCCAAACTCACCGCAGCGGCCTTGGCGCGCAGGGCATTGGAGGCGGCTATGGTTACCGCCGTCGTCCGCGCCTGTGCCGCTGCAAGCTGCGTCTCAGCGGCGGCGAGGGATAACGTCCCACCGATGCCTGCGCGCACCGCAGACAGCCGTCCAGCGGCCGCTGCCTGCGCTGCACGCGCGGCCTGCAATTCCGCCTGTGCCTGGGCGCGGGAGTGGGCGATATCGGCGAGTTTCTTTTTCGCTGTTTCGGTCAGCGCATTTGCCAATCGCCCGGCAAACACCAACGCCACAGCCCCCGCCGCCAGGGCAATATTGCCCAAATTATCGGCGACCACCTCGATCACTTTGACCAGCGCCTGATTGGTATTGACGGTGTTGCTCACCCCTTCAGCGAAGGTTTGCCACGCATTGCCAAAGCGCACCTTTGCATCTTCAAGCGTCGTCGGCATGGCCTCGGTTTCATCGCGCAGGGTGGCAAGCTGACTGGCGACACCCGATAGTTTGTCAATCGTCAATTCGCCATCACGGGCCATCGCCATTAATTCCGCGCGGGTTTTACCGAGGCTGTGTTCCAGCGCCATGACAAAGCGCGGGGCGGTTTCCAGCACCGTCCGAAATTCCTGTCCGCGCAGGGTGCCGGTCTGCATCGCCTGACTGAATTGGGTAATCGCGTTGGCGGCGCGCTGCTGGTTCGCGCCGCTCACAACCAGAGATAACGATAATGCTTCGGTCAAATCCATCGTGTCTTTGATGGAAAACCCGAGTTGCCGCATGGGGTCCGCGGCCTGAATCGCAATCTCGGCGACTTGATTGATCGATTGATAGGACGTATGCGCAATCTGTTTGCTGCGCTCCATCGCGGTGTTGTATTCGTTTTGACTGGTGGTCGCCAGTTGCATCCGCGCACTCAATTGCCCGGCGCGGTCGGCGGCCTGCAAAAAACTCCCAGCCAGTTGTTTTGCAACGCTGATCGAGGCCAGCGCAGCGACTGAACCCAATGCCATCTTGGCCGTTGCGCCCAAGCGTCCGACGTCGCGCTCGGCGGCATTTGCCGCCTTGCCGATATTGGAAAACCCCGCCGCGCCTGCGCGTCCCGATGCGCCTGTCACTTTACCCAACTCATCAACCGCTTCACGGGCTTGTTTGACCGGCGGCAGCAATCCCCGATTATCCGCTTGCAGTCTGAGGGTGACAGTGGGGTCGCTCACGGGGGGATGCTCAATCAGGAATTGGAACTTGAATACACGCGGGCAGTTTCTTCGCTCATGATCTTGATGCCAGATACCAGATCATCGTCCGGGGCGATGTGCAATAACGAACATGCGGCCTGCAATTCCAGCGCGGAGATGCCCATATAAACCGGGGCGTGCATCCCCGTGATAAAACTTGGCTGACAGATGCGGAACACAACGACGGTCTTCCAATTCTCTTCCAGCACTTCAATGTCAATCACGCCATCATCCTGTCCGCCCACCTCTCCGCGTAAAAACGCTTCCGGGCTGATTTCGCCCTGGGCGCGGGGTAACTCGCTTCCGTCAACGCGCCCGCTCAGCGCCCGCGCGACGGCCTGGAGTTTTTTACCCGCGCCTGCCCGAAGTGGGTGAAATATTCCTCCAAAATAGCCAATTGCAGATATCCGCTCCACGGGCTGTCCAGCACGGCCGCCAGCGCATCTGCGCCGCTGATCGGCTGGCCTTCGTCATTGCCAAGTCCTTCCACGCCCACCACCACGCGCTCGATATATTCGCGGTCCGTCAGTTCCTGCTTGTTCAGCGCGATCACCTCCTCTCTGGGCAAAAGGGTATAGCGCACGTTCAGCGTGCCTTCGTTGCTTTTGCCAGCGTCATCGGTCGGCAGGCGCACCGTAACAGGCAGGGTAATGGTATTGGTTTTGGAGAGTTTCAACATGGGGATAAACCTTGTTTGAAGGGCTTTTGATATGCCTCTCTCCCTTTGAGGGAGAGGGGTTGGGGAGAGGGTGGCTTTTGCTTGGCCCTCACCCCTTGCCCTCTCCCAAAGGGAGAGGGGGAGTTGGTGTCGGCGTTGCCGCCGACGCTTTTGTCCTTAGGGCGTGGTATCGCCAAATTCGATATAAAACTCATCGCCGCCATTACTTGACGGAATACAGCGACCGGACAGTTCCCAGCCATAATCGCCGTCGATATCGACCTCGTTGATCTGTTCGATCTGGCCGCGGATGCCGAGTTCGCTGTAGAGATTTCCGGCCTGTTTCAGGCGCAGGGCAACGGTGAGCAAGGTGCCTGCATCGCGCACCGCCCATGGGTTGAAATCGGCCAGACTGGTTCTGGCCAGGCGCAGCGTCCACGTCGGCTGCCGTGCGGTAATCCCCGTTTCCCGGTGCGAGGTATATTCGCGCGGGGTGATCTGATTGCCGGTATCCAAGACCAGGGATTTCGCCCACACGGTCAGCGCAGTGGATCCCGGCAAGACCGTAATCAACGTACTCGTATTGTTCGCCTGCGCGGTGACAGGTTCGGCAGGCGGCAGGGTAATGTTGGGCAAAGAGGATTCTTCGACGTCCTCATAATCGCCCTGCACGCGCACATTGGCTTTGAAAATCTTGCCGATCTCCATTGTCACGCCACTGAGCGCATGCCGCGCTGCGGCGACTTTCTTGAGCGTTCCGGCGTGGTGCCAATACGCATCGCTGATCGCGATGTTTTCACTCACCGGGCTATAGCGCGTGGTTTTGCCGGTGGCCGATTTGACCGTGGTGAATCCGGCAGGCAGCAATACGGCGTGCGCATCGATATTACTGCCCGTGCTCTGCCCGGGTGTTGTCGGCGGATATAACTCCACCTCGCCCTCGATAAACGCGCGGCGGTTGGCCACACCGAACGGCGCACCGCCGTAGAACGGGCGGTCAATGGGCCGCTCGATCACGTCGATCTCGGTCCCGGACTGGCCATTGAGCAACATCACACCGTGCAGGGCAGGCGTGGGTACCACCGGCGTATCGGCCGACGTGCGCAGCGCCAGCAACAGCCCGCGCCGGGTAAATGAGGTTAAATCAGGCTGGGCCATCGGTCAGTCCTCGGACGAAGGTTTATTGCGGCGTTTGGACGCCGGGGGAGAAAAAGGTGGCAGCGATGGTGTGGAGGGTTCGCCGTCTGCATCGCTGCCGGTGACGGCCGTGGGGGTATATGAAATTGACTGGCTTAAATCGATCAACTGCCCGTCAATGACGTGCCAGTCACCGTGACGAATGGGGGTGGTATTCATGGCGCGGCCTCGGTCTGAATGCGGTAACTCGTGCGAAACAATTCCTGCCCGGCGAGCCAGCCACCGCGATAGCTGTCATCGCGCCCGGCCTGAAACGTGATGGCCTCAAAGGCATCGCCCGGTGTCCAGCCGATCAATGCGGCGCGAATCTGCCCGGCGATCTGATCAGCCTGTTCTCTCGCTCCGCGCCCGTGCTTTTGCCCGGACGCGCTGCGCACAAGCCGCACGACTTTCAACACGACATCGACGTTTTGAACCGTCGCCGGGCCGGAGTATTTGCCCGGCCCACCGCGCTCTTCGGCCAGCACGTATAACGCCGGATTGGCAGTAGGTGGCACGTCCAGCGCGGCGTGCAGGTCAGCGGCGGTACCGATGGATTTTGCTGACGGCACCTTCACGCGCAGGCGGGCAATGACATCAGCAAGCGGAAATGGCCCGACGGTCATAACGCCCCCAGGGTTTTGCGGTTCATCAGACGGCCAGGGCCGCTGACGTGAACGCTGCCCGCCGATGCGGCGAGCGGATCGTTCGTGCCGAGCAACACTTTTCCATCCGCAACCAGTTTCAGAAACTCGCGGGCATCGCGAACATCGCGCTCAATCCGCCCGGTGGTGTCCTGCGTGCCCTCGCGTTGGGTGTGTAACAGATACCGGGTGATACTCCGCGCCCAGGTGCCCACAATCGGAAACTGTTTGATATCGACCGGCAGCGCATACCCGCGTTTTGCCAGCCGTGCATCAATCTCGCCGCAGGCACGCACAATCGTCTGCTCGATCTCGTCCGCCGCGTTGACGGCGGCGGCGAGTTCGGCGGGTGCCCACACGTTCGGGTCGGGCGTATCACCGGCAAACATGGTCGCCAACAAATCCGCAGGCACGCCGAACAATTCGGACAGCTCATTGAGCATGTCCACGCCGTTTGCAAGTTGGGCGGGGGTCAGATACATCATGCGGACTTCGTGCGCGGCGTGAGTGGAGTGGCTTTGTATTTCGCAGCGGCCTTGCCTTTCGGCGCGACTTCCGGCTCAGCCCCGATGGCTTCAATCCTTCCCGCCTTCACCAGCGCCGCTGCCCCTTCATCGGACAGCCCATACACATGCTCGCCGGGCAAAAACAATGTCCCGTTGATGCGGATGCGCGTGATTGCAACATACGAACTCATGTCGATCACCCGATCACGTCCGGAAAATAAAACCCGAGGTCAGGTGCAGTAATCAGTTCTTTGACCGATTCGCCGACACGGACGCGAATACCACCGCGCAGTCCGATATCCTTGTCGTATACCTGCCCGGCAATGCGTCCGCCCCATTGCGCAGTCAGGCCGAACGTGGCCCCGCTCTGCGCGCCTGCGGTGCGGTCGCGGTAAATAAACGCCGCATGCGGGCCCCACACGCGCTGAAGGGTGACGTTCTGACCGGGACGGGCAATATTCAGCCGCGCCTCGCCGACATGGATGTCGTCCAGCTCGAACAGTTCGGCCAGAAAACCCAGTGGTACCAGACCATCATCGCCACTGTTACCGTGATACGCCTTGACAATTTGCGGGTGGCGGCGCAGCGCGGTCGAAACGGCGCGTCCCAATATCCCGATATTCGGACGCATGATGACCTGATCGAGTGCATCGGTAATCGCGTTCAACGGTTTGCTGGCGGGATTTGACCACTTGTCGCTGGCCGAGGCCGTCTCAATATTGCTGGCCGCATAGGACGCGGCATTGAACACCAGTTGCGAGGTGCGCACTTCGCGGTCGAGCAAAATCAGATCGGTCGTGTTTTGTGTCGCCATTCCCAGCGGGTCGGTCGCGGTGCCTGCGGCGGCGTCAATATCCGCCTGCGGTACCGGTGCATCCAGACCATAATCCTCGGTCGAACTGGTTTTTTCGATATGCCCGAACTCGACCTGATTCGGCGCGGATTTACGCCCAACTTTGGTATCGGGTAGCGTAAACCCGTCGGCCAGGTGGTGTTGATGCCATTTAAAATCTTGGCGTCCTACCGGCGTGCGTGGCAAGACATCATCGGCAATCAAACGGCCATTGCGATACGCGATGGCAATCGCAGTCAATACCGGATCAGTCGGAAATGGAGTCGTCATGAGACACTGTCCTCAGTTGAAAATCACAGCGCGCCGCGCTGCAAATGGATGGAACCGATATCACCGGCTGCGCCTGAAATCTCGGCATATCCGGCGATCTGATCGCCTGCTTTTGCGGGAATGGCAGCGCCGTTGGCGTTGGCGGTCAGCGCCGCGCCCCGGGTGATCGTTGCGCCGTAAATCACCGGCGCAATGCCCTCGCGGATGACATCGACGCGGCGACCGGATGCAGTGATCACATCGGTACTTACGCCGAGCAGCGCATCGCTCGCGGCGGCAGCTACGGTGGCTTCGCCATCATTCGTGCCGTGCTTGACCAGCACGCGCGGGGGAATCACACCGCTGGCGGTATAGGCCAGGGTCAAACCAGGGTTATTGCGGCTCATGCGAGGGTTTCCTTTTCGATATGCCGCACGGCGGCGGCGGTGGAGATTTCAATTCCGGCCTTGCGCTGCTCGGTCTGATACGCCTGCGCCTTCGCGGCGAGGGTGTCGTGATTGAGGGCGGTATTGGTGTTGGTCGGGGTCTTTTGATTCAGCCCGGAATCTCCACCGATCACCGGAGCGGACTTCACAAACTCCTGAAACTGTTTCAATCCGTCCGCCTCTTTGCATTGAGCGCGGTAATACTCAACGTTGACCGGGGCAATCTTTCCGGCTTTCACCGCGCCTTCAATCGCCGCATCCACCGCCGCCTTGTGCGCCGCTTCATCGCGCTGGCGCAGGGTCTGTTCGGCATTCTCGGCACGAGCCTTGAGCGTGTCGTATTCGGCACGCGGGACATAACGTTCCAGTGTCGGCTGCTCGGCGTTTTTGGCCGTGACCAATGCGCCATCACGTTCGGTTTTCAGGGTATTAATGGCGGTCGCAATGGCGGCATCGTCAGCGTCGGGTTTTAAACCGAGCACAGCAATACCCGCCGCCAGTTCGGAAGAACGGGGCATCGGAGATTCCTCTTGATTGAGCGCCGACAGGCGCAGGTTGGGGGTATTGGTCAACCCGACGGACACCATCCGCGCAATGCGCTTGGTATCGGGGACATAATCAAAGACCGGAGAGACGTAGCGGTATTCGCGGTTTTGCACCTGTTCGCGCCCGCGCGGGGTCCACTGCACCCGGCCCATCAGGGCACCGTCGCGTAATTCCAGGGTGTCAATCCAGCCTGCCGCTGGTGCCTGTTCGCCGTTGGCCGCGCGGTGTTGGGTCGCGTGTTCCCAATCAATGGCAATATCCACGCCTCGCGTTGTATATTCGTTCAAGACATCGCGCTGTGCAGCCGTATCCCATACCCACGTGCGCCCGTCGCGTCCGATAATATTCCCCGCAGTATTCGCTGCGGGAATTAATTCCAGCCACGTCGGCGCTTTCCCTTCGGGGGATAATGCCAATTCGGTATTAAGGGCGAGCTGTGTGCGCTTCATGCTGCCCATGTTGAAACCGGGCAGGCCACGAGTTGGATTGACACGTGTCAATAAAACAAATCTGCTGACACGGATATCCTGTTCCCGATATCGGGAACAGGGGCAGGCGAAAGCACCATTGTTGTTGACGCCGACAAAATAGTCAGGCGAGCGCCCACTGCACTGCCCGCCCACTCTGCCACGAACGGGCGATCAAGGAGCGGATTTGACCGAAATCGGGCCGGAATCGGGGTTCAGGGCGTCAGTACCGGAGTCCCGCCCCGCAGACCCCGTTTAAAAACGTTTAAACCGCGTTTAA